TGCCATATAGGCACTTCTTGTTTTGTGATGAGAAATGACTTATGGCAAGCGAATATTCGCAATTTTGCTCCTTTGCCTACCACAGGAGATTTTTCTTTTATCAACAGCGTGTTTCAGAAAAAACCTACGATGTATTGGCAAGACAAGTTGTATTCCAAAACCTTGAGGGTCAGTCGTGGACAAGGTGAATAAACTTATAACTGGGATTATGGTGACCTACAACACGAAAGATTTGGTCAGACGGGCTTATGAATCAGTTAGGGCTTTCCATTCTACCATGAGAATTATAATTGTAGATGGTTCCGAAGTCGGGAATCCTTGTTATGAATACGTTGGTTCTTTGGCTAGTGAATACACTGATGTTATTCAGGTGGATTACAACATTGGGCATGGTAGAGGTATGTGTGTGGGAATTTATTATACAGAGACCCCTTACGTCCTTTTGTTGGATTCGGATATTGAAATGCTCCGTACCCCTGTCAAAGAAATGTTGGCTATGATGGAAAAAGATACTTTTGGCATTGGCTATTTAGAAAAAACAGGATTTGATGGCTTTAACTATGGAGCAAAGCCCAATCATTCAAAGGAAGGTTGGATGTGGTATCTACATCCATATTTTACTTTAATACAATTATCGGTATACAAGAAATTTTATCCTTTTGTACATCACGGTGCTCCTTGTGTATGGACCATGTTGGATATACACAAAAAAGGATTGTCCAAGAAAATATTGAAAGAGTTCCTTGGATTGGGGCATACAAATGGAAGAGGAGTCACTTGGGAAGGGAAACCAAGTTTATATGTAAAGCATGACACAGCTGGGACAAGAAAATATAGAAAATCTAATAACTTGCCTGAAATAGAAGGTGTTTGGGAGAAAAATAAAGGACAGATATGATTACACTTGTTACACCTACCGGAGACCGGACTGAATCTTTTGAGTTGTGCAGAAGATGGATAGCAAACCAAACAGTTCAACCAAATCAATGGATTGTTGTGGATGATGGTTTTACTCCTGTTCCTGGGTATCTGAAAATGGACATAGATTACATACGCAGAGAGCCTAAAGAGGGGGAAGGACACACGCTAACCTTGAATTTGAGAGCAGCTTTGCCTCATATTAAGGGGGATAAAATACTAATCATAGAGGACGATGATTGGTATGGTCCGGACTATATAAAAACCATGAAAAGATATTTGACTACTTATAGGATAGTTGGGGAAGCTCTTTCCAGATATTATCATGTTCCTACCATGAAATACAGAAGGGTGGCCAATACAAACCACGCAAGTCTTTGCCAGACTGGGTTTGTAAAAGAATTGTTGCCTGTGTTTGAGGAATGCCTCGATGGAGACCCCTATGTGGACGCAAGATTTTGGAAGAGATGTGGTAAGAACGGTTATCTGATTGTGGACAGAAATGATGAATTAAGATTGCATTGTTCAACTAAAGGAATGAAAGGCAGAAAAGGAATAGGAACTGGTCATAATGAAAATGCACGGTATTATACTCCAGATTATGAATTGAAATATCTTCTAAAGTGGGTAGGGGAAGAAAATGCCAAACTCTATATGAAGCATGTTGGGCAGAGTTTTGAAAGTGCCCTTCTTATTGGTAAGGATACCCGTAGAAGAAGTCTCAACAAGCGCCAACTTGTCAAAAGAGTTCCTTCCCCTCCCAAGACAGTCCCTGCAAAATCTATTATGGATAAGATAACCGTTATTACGCTTACAGGGGATAGACCAAAATGTTTTGAGCTTTTGCAAAGATGGATGAAAGCTCAGACAGTTCAGCCCGACCAATGGATTGTTGTGGATGATGGAAAGGAGCCGATTAAAATTCGTAGGGAGTTCGAGTATGTGAGAAGGGAGCCCACTCCTCAAGATTTTACGCACACTCTGTGTCAAAATTTACCTCTTGCTTTGAGCAAAGTCAGAAATAAGAAAATTGTTATTATGGAGGATGATGATTGGTACAGTCCTGTTTATATTGAATATATGGACAATCTGTTGAAAGATGTGGATTTAGTTGGTTTTGGGAATCTGATGTTTTATTATCCTTCCATAAGTTCCTACATGATAAAAGATGCAGCTAAACGACCAGCGTTGGCTCAAACAGCTTTTCGTGAAACAATAATTCCAGTCATAAAAGAGATATGTGCTGGAGCTTCTAAAGAGTACGACCTCTGTGGGAAAGGACTTGTTGATGCTAAACTGTGGGCTCATTCTTTAAGTATGTATAAGAAAGAGGAAAAGGTCGTATTAACTTCTTCTTTGAAAGTAGGAAGTGGAGCTGTCCTCCCCTCAGGTACTGTTTTTAAAAATCCTATTCCCGGTGGTATTTTAAGAAAAGCTCAAAGAGGTCAAGGGGCAAAAATCATATATGACAATGTTTCTGTGGTGGGAAGAAAATCAATTGCAAGGTGTGAGAACTTCATAGCCATAGGAATGAAAGGGCTTCCAGGCAGAAAAGGAACCACAACAGCCCACAATGCGGACAACAAAAAGTACAGAAAAGACATAGGGTATAACTTATTGAAATCCATAATAAAAAAAGACATAGAATTTTATTTGGAATTTTTTCCTTGACATATTGTTTTGGATATGTTAATAGGATGACCATAATATAAAAGGAGACCAAAATGTCCTCTGCTAAAAACACCTCGTTTGTTCTAACAAATTCTTGGAGGGACCAATCATGAAAAAAGAAACAGTGAAGATAAACAAGGCGGCTTTGTGTTTTTCTAATGCTGGCTCCGCAGTAACTTTGTCAGCGAAAGAAGAAGGAAAACCCAGAGCAATCAATATGACTCTTTACTCTGGAAAGATTATCAAAAATCATTGGTATTGGGGGAATTTGGCCATTGATGTGTCTGGAGTAAAGATGGCAAAAAAGACTGTTCCAATTTTGCAAGAACATGACATTGATAAGAAGATTGCTTTTGGAGCTTTCGGAATGAACGACAAAAATGAGCTTGTTGCCATGAATAGTACATTTGTAGAAACTCCCAGCTCAAGGGAGTTTCAAGATTTATCCGACCAAGGATTTCCTTTTGAAGCGTCTCTAGGCGGACGTCCTACCAAAATTCAACGATTGATGGAGAACGAAGAAGCAGAAGTAAATGGTTATACCATGAAAGGTCCTGGAACAATCTGGCGAGAGTCAGTTATAAGAGAGGGTTCAGTTGTCACTTTTGGTTACGACCCTCATACAAAATCGGTAGCCATGGCTGAAAACGAAGAATTTGACATGGATGTGGAAGAAACGAAACTCACAGAAAACAAGGAGGATACTATGGATTTAACAAAACTGAAAGCGGAATTCCCTGCTTTGTACGAGGAAATTCTTCTGGCAGGCAAGACCGCTGCGGGAACGGAGTTCGCTGCTGTTAAGAAGGGTTTGGAAGACCAGATTACTTCTCTTACGGCAGAGAAGGACAGGTTGCAGAAGGATTCTGAAAGTACGAATGCAAGGCTTCTGAAACTGGAGAAAATCACCGCACTGCAAGAGGAGAAGGCAATCGAAACGCAGGCTAGCGGTATTGTGTCAACAAAACTGAAAGGGTCCAAAGTTCCGGAGAGACTCTATTCGAAGGTTCGGAAACAACTGAATTATCAGTCCTTTGTAAAAGATGGCGTGTTGGATGTCACTTCTTTTTCGGCTGCCGTGGATACAGAGTTGAAAGACTGGGTTGTTGAGGGAACTGAAACAGAGACGGCCACTGTTCTCGGCATGAGTTTTTCGAAAGACGAGGCAGTGAACACCCTGTCGGACAAGACCGTAGATGATATGGTCAATCGTATGCTGAAAAGCTCAGGACAGACAATTCAGTAATCCGTCAGAAACCTGATATTTTATTTTTAATTTAAAGGAGGTATAATATGTTGAATAGCACTTTAAGAAGTAGCATACCTCAGATGACCCGTTACCCTGAAACTCCGGGACTGAAACCGCTCTTTCATTCAGTTCGGGATATAGCCTTGATTATCGACAAGACGGTCCAGGCAGGGTATGGTTATTTGAAGGCTGGCACAGTGATGGCCATTAATCTGTCCACACTCGGTGGTTCGGGGAAGCTTGTACCTTATGTCCCCATTTCA